TCCTCATCACAATAAAAAGATTGTTCCTAAACAAGGATCAGTCATGGTGTTTCCTCCAACTTGGCAGTATCCTCATGCGGGATTGCGAGTCAATAAAGGGGTCAAGTATATTATGTCCACTTATTGCCACTATTATTAATGGAACGAATTGAAACTACTATTCTCAGGAGTCTCGCTTTTCATGAAGAATATTCTAGAAAGGTTTTACCTTTTATCAGAACCGAATACTTCACTGACTACACTGAGAAAGTAGTTTTTGAGGAGATTTGTCAGTTTATTTTTAAGTACAATAAACTTCCTACTAGAGAAATTCTTCATATTGAGGTAGAGAATCGCACTGATCTCAATGAAAACTCTTATAAAGAAGTTACTGAATATGTCTTTAACCTGGATGAATCTCTACTAGATACATCTTGGTTATGTGATACGACTGAAAAGTGGTGTCGAGATAAAGCCATTTATTTGGCACTGATGGAATCCATTTCTATTGTTGATGGTAAGGATTCCAAAAAGACAAAAGATGCAATTCCATCTATTCTATCGGATGCACTTGCGGTCAGTTTTGATACGAATGTAGGTCACGATTATCTTCGCGATTATGAAGAACGATATAACTTCTACCATCAAACTGAGGAAAAAACTCCTTTTGATCTGGAATTCTTCAACAGGATTACAAAGGGTGGACTTCCTAATAAAACTCTCAACATTGCTCTTGCAGGTACTGGTGTTGGTAAGTCTCTATTCATGTGCCACTTTGCTGCTTCTGTTCTTCTTCGTGGTAAGAATGTACTTTATATTACTATGGAGATGGCTGAAGAGAGGATTGCAGAGAGGATTGATGCAAATCTTTTGAATGTGAATATTCAGGAGATTATGAATCTTCCTCGTCAAATGTTTGAAACGAAGGTTTCTAATATTGCAAAGAAAACTCAAGGTACTCTTATAATTAAAGAGTATCCAACTGCATCTGCTCATAGTGGCCACTTTAAGTCATTGCTTAATGAACTTGCACTTAAGAAGTCATTCAAACCTGATATTATTTTCATTGACTACCTTAATATTTGTGCTTCCTCTCGGTATAAAGGAAACCTCTCTGTCAATTCTTATTCATATATCAAAGCGATTGCTGAGGAACTTCGCGGTTTGGCAGTGGAGTTCAACTTACCCATTGTATCCGCTACCCAGACTACTCGTAGTGGTTATGGTAGTTCTGATGTTGAACTTACTGATACTAGTGAATCCTTTGGTCTTCCTGCTACTGCTGATCTTATGTTTGCCCTTATTAGTACAGAAGAGCTTGAAGAGTTGGGACAGATCATGGTAAAACAATTGAAGAATCGTTATAATGATCCTACCATCAATAAAAGGTTCGTTGTTGGTATTGACCGAGCGAAGATGCGTCTTTATGATGTTGAACAGAGTGCTCAATCTGACATACTTGACTCTGGACAAGAAGAGGAGTATACTTATGAAGAAAAGAAAACTGGACCTAAAAAATCATTTGAGGGATTTAAATTCTGATGACTAAAAATATTGATTTCAAAAAATATACTCAATTCGTTGATGCAGTAACTTCTGATGCATCTACTGACTTTCTTGCTCTTTCAAATCGTCTTGTAGAACTGGATGAGAAAGGTGCGAATATTGAACGACTTTTGACTGCTGGTGTCGGTATCAATGCTGAAGGTGGTGAGTTCCTTGAGATTATCAAGAAAATGATCTTTCAAGGTAAACCATTCAATGAAGATAATCGTCACCATATGATTATTGAACTTGGTGACATTATGTGGTATGTCGCGCAAGCCTGTATGGCACTCGGAGTTAGTATTGATGAAGTGATTGCAGGAAATGTCACTAAACTTGAGAAGCGTTATCCCGGTGGTTCCTTTGATCCTTATTATTCAGAGAACCGAGCAGAAGACGACCTCTAAATCCAAACCCTTTCCTAAATATTGGAAAGGGTTTTTTTGTACCTATGGCTGGCGTATTATCTGAACGACAAGAAACTGGAGTAGTGGACGCTGTTAATACCCATTACCAAAATTTTGGGAAACCTATTAATGTAGTTGCTGGATCGGTTACTATTAGTAATATAATCTCGGCAGAGAAATATGGAGGTAGGTCTAGTGCTGGAACAGAACCATATACTGATGTAATTCTTACAGCAAAAAATAAAAAAAAGTATAATATATCAAATAAAGGAACCAGTGCTCCTAGCATTGCTGGTGGTGGATTAAAAGGGTTGGATTTAATTATTCCAGGATTTAGTAATAAGTTTTTAAACGCTGCTCTACAAAAATATCAAAGTCTAGGATATAAAGAGGGGGATCAAATACCTGATATGTATGGTAGAGTTAGTGATGACTTAAAGGAGATAATAGTAGTTGGTAATGCGAGTATGGGTGGACCAATCGATTACATGTACATTGGTCCTATGGATGTTACATTTACAACTTCTGGCCAAGTTGTTCGACTTAACGGACATTTTCATGATGCAAAAAAATATGCAGATAGTCATGATTTGTTTTTAAGGTTGAGGAAAAGAAGAAATGATCAACCATTTACTTTGGAAAAAGATTCTAAAGGTGTGCCATTCATTTTAGGCAAGTCTCCTTCAGCTGGAGATAAAGGTAGAAGAATTGTTATTGTTCCTTCAATTCCTTCAAATGCATTGCAGGTCGAGTTCTAAATCAATAAATACTTAAAGGTTAAGGAATCCTAACTAAATTAATAATGAAGAATTTTACTCAGTTTTTCACTGAAGCTAGAGAGACTTCTGCATCTGCAGAAGCCAAAAGACTCGGTTTGGCTGGAGACGGTCATGGCGGATGGTACGATAAAAATGGTGAGTTTGTTGCTAAGACAGTACAAGGAAAGTTAAAGTTCTTTGGTAGTGATAATACTCCAGGACAAAAGGATTCTCCCGCACAACCAAATTCTCAATCAATTTTAGCAAAACAGGCTGCAACCCAAGAACCTGTTGTGCAACCTACTGCCGCACAACAAACACAACAGGCTCCACCAGAACAACAACAGGAACCTGCACCAGAGGAAGTTCCTGTAGAAATGCCAGTTCCAGAAGCACCTGGAGTTGTTGTAGTCTTTGGTAGATTTAATCCTCCAACTGTTGGACATCAAAAACTTCTTGATCGTGCTGCAAAGGAAGCAGAAAAGAGAGGTTACGAATTAAGAATTTACCCATCTCGTTCACAAGATGCTAAGAAGAATCCTCTAACTCCACAAATGAAGATTTCTTATATGCGTCAGATGTTCCCAGATTATGCTGATAGTATTATTGATGACAAAGGATCAAAGACAATTTTCAATGTATTGACTGGTGCAAATACGGAAGGTCATACCAACATGATTATTATGGTTGGCGCAGATAGACTCGGAGAATTTCAAGGTTTAAGTCATAAGTACAATGGTGAACTTTATAATTATGACCAACTTGAAGTGGTCTCTGCAGGAGATAGAGATCCAGATTCCGATGATGTAACTGGGATGTCTGCATCCAAACTTCGTCTTGCAGCTGCAGAGGGAGATTTCAAGAAGTTTGCTAAGGGTGTCCCAGATACTCTTGGTAATATGGAGAAGATGGAACTCTTTAATGTTCTTCGTAGATCAATGGGTATCAATGAAGAAACTGAAGTGTGGGAAGTTGCCCCTAAATTTGATGAAGAAGGTCTCAGAGATGCTTATCTTGTGGATCACATCTATAAGGTTGGTAATCTTGTTGAGAATATGAATACTGGTCTCAGAGGAGAAGTAATTCGTAGAGGAACTAACTATGTAATTTGTGTGACCGAAGATGGAGTTATGTTCAAGTCTTGGTTAAAGGATCTTATAGAGAATCCTCATGAGATTGGTACTGATGAGTATAGAGAGTATGTTCAGTCACTAACTCCAAGCCAAGAAGTCAAGAGTTATACTGGTATTAAGATTGCATCTATTTACGATAAATTCCGCAGGGGCAAAAAGAATAAATAAAACTAGCAGTATTTTTTACAAATAAATGGCTAGTTGGGAAAAATTTTCGCGTATTGTTGCAGAAGCTAAGGCATCTAAGAAATTAGATCCAGTCGGTCATGAAGATGACGATGTGGATAATGATGGTGATTCCGATAGTTCTGATAGTTATCTCAAGAAGAGAAGATCTACTGTTGGAGCTGCCATTGCTGCAGACAAGAAGAGGAAAGTTGAAGAAGCAAAACAACTAGATCCAGTTGGTAAAGAAGACGAAGATATTGACAACGATGGTGACTCTGATAAGTCCGATAGGTATCTTTTGAACCGCAGAAAGGTAAGAAGTAAGATTATTCAAAGAGAAGAAGTAGAACAGATTGACGAGATTGCTCCACTAGTTGCTGGTGGGCTTGCTCTAGGTGGTGCTCTTGCTGCTGGTGCGGCAATCAAGAAATCACAAGATGCCGCAAAATCTGGAGTAGACGCTGCAAACAAAGGCAAACAAATTAAAAATCCTGGAACAGGTATTGCTGGTGCTGCTTATGGGATGCAGAGAAGAAATAATGCACTCAGAGATGCGATGAAACAATATAACTCCTATGAACCAGAAGGTGAATTAGTTGATGAGGGTAAAAAGAAAGGTGACTCATATCTAGAGACAGATATGAAAAAGCGTCGTGAGAATAATGAAAAAGC